TCCTTCGTGAGAGGCTTACTCATGTGTGATGGGCCTTGTGCCTGTTTCCAGTTGGCGTCGAGGAAGCTCGATCCAAAAGATACTGATGTTTGTGAAGTTTGTGGGCACAGTCGTGGTTATCATGGTGATTTTAGAATGCGCCATCGACCGGTCTGGGGCCGAGATTATTTGTGTTTGTTTTGTATGCGGGACATTAAGGCGCATCGTTTCTACAAGCCTTGTGACACTTTTGTCGCATCGAATGTTGGGGACTTGTGTTTGGATTGTTCTCATGTGAGAAAAGATCATAAGGGAGAGAGTTTTTATTCTCTTTCTGTTGAGGATGGGTGTGTCTCTTCTCAAATTCCAAAGTTTGAGGAATCAATTTCGATTGAGGACTCTGGTGTTGAGGATTGGAGTAAGGTGACGGATCTTAGTTCTTGGGATGTTTTTGTTGGGTATTTACCAAAACTTTCGTTGGGGAAATGGATTGGGTCTTCGGAGTCAAGTGACACTTTTAAGGGTTACGAAGCTTTGAGGGCTCAGGCCGCTGCTTATCTTAGAGACATGGGAGAGGTGGCGCGAGACGTTTTTTTGGTTGAGGTTGTTGGAGTGCCTGAGAAAGTGTTGGATGGATGGAGGTCTTGGGCTCCGATTTTGGTCCCTGTTGGAAAGGGGGTCGTGGTTGGAGCGGGGGCTTTTGTTGGTTTGATGGCTTTGAATAGTGCTTATTGGTATTCGAATTCTAAAAAGAAATTTGAGGGAGTTGCGGATGTCTTGGAGGATTTCAAGGTTTTTGGGACGGCATCAGTCGTTGGGGTTGGTGCCATTTTGATGGGGCTCGGTTATACTGGGCCTTTTAAGGAAGTTATGTTTGCGGGGAAGAATTTCGATTTTATTTCGCGTCTTTTGATTAGCGTTTGGAGCCGTATTAAAGGAAGCGTTATGGAGCGAGTTACTGAGCTTGGGCGGGAAATTGCTGTGTGCAATATTACTGTTCAGACTTCAGAAGTACAAGCAACTCGGGATGAGTCCCTTAGCAAGAAGTGGTTTGCGGAGTTGGAGATCATGTTTTTGACGCTCGATTTTGCGAGCTATCAGCATATCATCTCTGACCTTGGAACCATGGGTTTGAATGTGGTGAGTCCGGTCGTGTGTTTTGTCGCGACCTTCACCATTAGTTATTTTGTTGTTGGGTATTTCACGAATCCTTATTTTAAAGCAGCGATTGGGGCCGCACAGTATCCTTCCGATATAGCTAGTGCTTGTAGCAGTATGTTTGCCAATATGACTGGCAACTTATCGCTTATGGGTAAGAGTTTAAAGGAGGAAGTTGTGTGTGCTTCAGTTTTAGTTGCTGAAAAGTGGGCCACGTTTTGGCGTGGGCCTTGTGATATAGAGTATGATACGTCCGAGGGAAAGATGCGATTTACTAGAGAGGGCATTGAATATGTTCTCAAAGTTGAGAGCGCTTTGCGTGTTTATCCTTTGAAACAGGAATATATGCAGGAGCTTTTAAATGGTAGGATTGTGGCTTTTTATCGGAAGTATTATGCTTTATTGATGAATCAAGGTGAGAGTGTGTTTGCTCGGGATCGGGCGGCCGCGGTGTTGAAGTACGAAGGGCCAAATGATGATGAGCCGGATTATGGCTTTTGGGATCATCGTAATGGTATTAGATTTTGGAATGGGAATGATCATTTGCTCGCTCAACGGCGGATGGATGATTTGGCCCAGCGTGGTTTTAAAGCGGGAAAAGCCGAGGCGTTGGTGGGGTTGGAAATGAAAATTCGTGATTTGAGACGAAAGATTAATGATCCAGCTTTTGCTGATTACGAGGCCGATGCTCGTGGAAAATTGTGGGAAGCTGAGGCTGAAGTGGAGCGGGACTTTGAACAGATCTATGATGGATCCTGGGAGGCAAACAATGGTTTTCTTTCTGGGGCTCAGCATAAGGTGTGGGCTCAGGCTCGTGCTGATAAGCAGATGGCTTCGAATTTGAATAAGAAATTGAAGGATAAGGATTCAGCCACGAAGGACGTGAATTCGAAAGTTAATCGTGATAAAGCAGATAAGGGTAAATCTGGTCTTGGATACAAGGTTGCGTTGAAGGAATTGGGTGTTGAGAAGATCGCCAAGAGAGCTGCCGGTGTTAACGGGGCTGTTTTTGGAGAAAATTCGAATGAAGCTAATTCGATGAGGCGTGAAATTGTTGTTATTGATGGCCAGGTCGATCAGTCTGCAAAATCCCCTTTTCAGGGTGAATTTGCGATTAGATTTCAAAAGGAGTTGAAGTCTTTATTGGCTGAAGCACCTCCTTTGGATGATTCGGGTAAACGTTTTGAGTGGATTGAAAAACGTATGGGTGTTAGATTGTTGGCAAGGGATCCTGATGCAAGAGCAGTGGAACCTGGGCTGGTTTGGTACCTTGGAAATTTGAATCTTGAAAAGAGATGGGAATATGACGACATTCTTAATAGTCGTTTGTTTTTGGATAGCGGCACCACGGCTCTTCTTGTGAAAAAGAAGCAGGCGTGGGGCGATCTTAAGATTAATGTTAGGAAGGGTGGTGTTTATCTTGAACCAAAAGTTACGGCGAGTCAGCATGCGGCTGACACCGAGGACGCTTGGGCTGAGATTCTCGTTGAGAATCAAGAAAGAAAAGAGAAGGAAGAAAAGGAAAAGCATCACAAGAAGGATAAGGAGGAGCCGAAAGGTAAGTCTGTAAAATTTGTGGGTGTTAAGAAGGAAGAGTTTGTTAAACCTGATGTTAAGGTCCCTGAGGGCAGGAGCTGTGGCTTTTGCAAATGGAGGTCTAAATTTGAAGGGGACATTTATTGTTTTGGTTGTGGAAAGAGTTCGGATGGGGTTGTTGTTAAAATTAAGTGGGTGTGTCCTTGTGGGAAATTGAATCCTGCTGGCGCCCCGCGTTGTTTTGAGAAAAACTGTGGGAAACCACGGGTGGCGAAAGCCCCCCAACCGATTCTTGTTGCGCCAAAACAAGAGGGTCATTGGACAGATGATTTGGAAAAACCTAAGGAAGTGAAGAAAGTTCGCTCCGAAGGTGTTGATGAGAAGAAGAGTGAGGAAAAGAGCTTTGAATCGGTGACGGATAACCGCGGGTTCATTATTGAAGACTTTCAAAAATGTGTGTTTCCTCTTAAACAAGGAACTGTCACGGTTGGGAGTGTTTTTTATGTGAATCTTGTTGGACTTGGGCCTCGTTTTTTGGTAAATGAGCACAATGTCAAGCGAAGGCGGCATATAGTGATTGGTGATGAGAGATTTTTCTTTGAAGATGAAAAGAAGTTTAACGTGAACAATATTTGTAAGGATTTTAGAGCCTATGAATTGAAAGTTCAGTTGCAGGGGGTAAAACCTTTGGTGATGGGACAAGTAAAATCGGGTGATAAGTCTTTTGCGGGTACTCTCGTTGGATTTTGTCAGGCACGCAGTTTTAAATTTGTTGTAAAACCATGCAATTATCTCGTTCGAGAGGATGATATTATTTGGCATGATGGGTCGACGGATTTTGGAGATTGTGGTGGAGTTTTAGTGGCAGGAGATGGCAAGGTGTTGGGAGTTCACTCAACGGGATCAAGCGGTTCTACGCTTTTTCCCAATGAGGCTTGGGCTCTTAGCACGACAAAAAACTGTTAGTCCCCACTGCTCCTAAGCGTTCTTTTGAGGACGCTTATGAGTTGTGGGGTTCGAACATGTATCAGCGCGAGCATGATTACAAGTTCGTTACCTATGTTGGCACCGTTCCGGTGCAGCCTCAGCCTTTGACAGCTCGGTTTGAGTTGATGGAGAATGAGTTGTATCAACGTGTTAATGTTGGGTTTAAGGAATTTGTTGAAGCGAACGCTGGTGATTTTGTTGTGTCGAACAGCACTTTTGGGCACTTGGAGCGGTCGATTATGAAGATTGACGCCCCTGTGTGCCATAAGTTTAGAGAGTATCCTGCCGTGGTTGCCAAGGCTTTGGGTTCTGTTGGTCGGATGTATGACGAGGCTTTTAGAGCGCGTGATATGACTGATCTTGAGCTTCAAGACGAGACAATTATGGACAGAGGTTCTGGTGTGATACCAGCTTATATGGGTTTGCCGAAGAAAGGAGATTGCTTTAGGGCTAATTTACACAATACTGTGTTTAAAGCTCCGAAGTATCATCTTCCTGTTCTTTGGAAAGTCGCGGGTAAGCGTGAGACGCGAACTCGTCATGATTATGTTGTGTTAGGAAAGCAGCGCACTTTTATTATTGAGTCTAGTGAGCATCTTTGGAATACGAAGAAGGCTTATGGGCTCCAGAATAAAGGCCTGTTTATGAGTGGGTGGTCGTGTTATGGTCATAATCCCTATTCTGGGGGTGTTGATCGTTTGGCGCGACGTTTGCTCAAACACAAGCGGTTTTGGATGCTTGATGGGCGTGGGTGGGACCGCCTCTTACCTTGTATGGTGGAGGTGTACATTTTACGCAACAAGTATAAAGTTTTAGACCATCATTTGAAGTGGGTTTTTGAGAATTTGATTAATAGTTATTTAGTGTTGCCAAATGGTGATGTTGTTTTTAAAACTTGGGGTAATAACTCTGGTTCTGGAAACACTACTGGTGACAATGTTATTGCTATGACATTTGTTCTTATGTACTTGTTTCATTGGATGGGATACAGTGAGAAGGAGATTCTGGCTAATGTCGAAGTCGCCATTTTTGGTGACGACGTTGTTGGCTCTGATTCTCTTCCTTGCTCTGATGATGAATTGCAGTATGCATTTGAGAGTGTTTTCACGGGATTATTTGGGATCGTTTTGGATCCTTTTGTAATTTCGCGGGAGTTATCCGAGATGCAGTTTTTAGGTTATATGTTTAGTGAGCATGATGGAAGATGGATCCCTAAGTATCCTTTGTCGAAGCTTTGTGCTTCAGTGAAGGGTAATATGGATTCCATGGACTTTAGAGCAGAGTTGGCGAAGTTATCTTCGCTGGCCCTGATGTCAGCTGGACACGGGCGTACCGTTTTCAATTTTTTTAGGGACGCTCTCAAGGATGCGGTGTATGGATCTAACGATCCATTTGCACTAAAGCTCCAGGGTCACAATTTGGATATCTTCATACCGACATATGAGGACATTTTGAGTTGGTATCTTGGATATGAAGGAGACCTGGCTCTTTTCTATCTTTTGAATTTGTCGTGATAGATCTCGCTTTAGGGCGAGGAGGTCGATGGGGTACAAAGATCTGTTATGGCGGAAACAAAAGAAAGAAAGAACTGGGGTCCAGAAGGACGAGAGAAGTACAAAAAGTTGCTAGCTAAAGGGATTGCAGGTCCCGAAGCTAAAATTAGAGTTCAGCAGTCGCTTGATGACAAAGCTCAGGAGGATTTGCGCAATCGTCAGTCTAATAAACAGATGGTTGTGTATAATTCTCCCAAGCCGTTGTCGGCGAATGCGATGTTGCCCCGGCCGGGGAAACAAACTAAGGTTGCAAACGCGCCTGGTCCATCGTATGGTGGATCAGTTGTGGGAAGTGATCGAGGTAAGTTTCTTCGTTCGGTGAATGGATATGAAGTTTCAGGCCAAGGAAAGAATTCTGCACGTGGAACTAGGAAGGTTCTTATAGAATCGAGAAGATATGGTGCTGGGCCATCGAGCTTTGGTAAGGGTCCGTTGAAGGGATTCAAATCAGAAGGAGAAGGTGGGCATAAAAAGGAAAAGAAGGATCGATACGGAGGTCGAACGCCGGAGTGGTGGGAGAAGCTTATGGACACGGGTTCTGACCTGG